GAACTAAGGGAAGCCAAGAAAGAAGCCCACTTCTACTTCGACCAGGTAGCTAAGACCAATCTTATCAATAAAATTTGGAAGAAACATATCCCCAACACTTCAAACAGAAACAAAGCCTACCTGTGGCTATCCAATCAACTGGGCATACCACGTGAGCTTTGCCATATCGGAATGTTTGATGTGGAGGATTGTAAACAAGTTGTTGAACTGTGTAAACCAATAATAGAAAACTATGGAAAATAAAGCAGTAGCATTTATAAAATCAAACGAATGGTTTAAGTCCACTATGGTAGAGCATGGAACGCATAACGGATATGTGGCTGTTCCCTCTGCGAACAAATATCATGGAATGTCTTATTTTGATATTGATGATATAAGTGTACATGGAGGTATCACATTTTCAGAACCGGCAATAAGCGGTGAAGAATCTATCGGAAGCAAAAGGAAAATTAATTCCAAGTATGTCGGAAAAAGAAATCCCATATTGGATGATGTGGAATTCATTACCGATAATACGGAAATAGGTGATGACTGGTGGATATTCGGGTTTGACACATTCCATTATGGAGACAATGAATATGACTGGGACAAACAAGCCGTCGTTCAAGAGACAAGGTACTTGATGAAACAATTGGACAAATAGAAAATGCCGTACTACATAAAACGAAAGGCTAAGAAGAAAGACAAGCCTTTACCTCTGTTTGATAAAGCAGGGATAACAGTAAAGAAGAAGCCGGATTTGAAAGCTAAGCTCGACAAAGAGTTTTCCCTTTTCATCCGGCTTCGTGATTGTATGCCAAACGGTTCCTTCCGATGTATATCATGTGGACAGATAAAGCCGTTTACACAAGCGGACTGCGGGCACTATTTCAGTCGTACACATTTGGCAACACGGTTTGATGAGAATAATTGCCATGCCGAATGCCGGCACTGCAACAGGTTCAAAGCCGACCATTTGGAAGGCTATCGGGTGAATCTAATTGCTAAAATCGGTCAACAGAAATTTGACTTGCTGAAAGTGAAAGCTGCCGGCACTTCCAAAATGACTGATTTTGAGTACGAACAGCTAATCAAGTATTACAAAACACTTAATAAAAAGTTACGAAAGGAGAAAGGGCTATGAGTTATGTATTACGAGATTACCAACAGAAAGCCTCTGATGCTGCCGTTTCTTTCTTCAATAACAAGGCGAAGAAAACAAATGCTATTATGGTGTTACCTACGGGCAGCGGAAAGTCGCTTATCATAGCGGATATAGCTGCAAGGCTTGACGGTCATACCTTGGTGTTCCAGCCCTCGAAGGAAATACTCGAACAGAATTTCAAGAAACTCTGTTCATACGGTATTCTTGATTGCAGTATCTATTCAGCATCCTTTAACTCAAAGGAGATAAGCCGGATAACATTTGCCACCATCGGCAGTGTGAAGAATCATCCCGAACTGTTTACCCACTTCAAGAACATCATTGTGGATGAATGTCATCTTGTAAACCCCAAAGAGGGAATGTACAAGGATTTTTTTGATGCAGTGAAGTGTAAGGTTCTTGGGCTGACAGCAACGCCATACCGTTTAAGCTCCAGTCGTGATTTCGGCTCCATGCTGAAATTTATCACTCGGACAAAACCTCATGTCTTTTCAGAGGTCATTTATCATGTACAGGTATCAACCCTATTAGATATGGGCTACTTGGCGAAGTTGGATTACTATTCAATGAATCCTTCAGGGTGGAATGAACTTAACTTGAAAGTAAATACTACTGGTGCCGACTATACGGATAGGTCAGTTCAAAAAGAATATGAACGGATAGACTTCTACGGTTATCTCGTTCATATCGTCCAAAGGCTGATGAATCCCAAAGCCGGAGGAAAACGGAAGGGTATTTTGGTCTTTACCCGTTTTTTGAAAGAAGCGGAACGGTTAACGATGTCAATACCCGGTTGCGCTATCGTTTCAGGTGATACTCCTAAGAAAGAACGTGAACATATTCTTGAGGCGTTCAAAGCTGGTGAAATTCCGGTAGTAGCTAATGTGGGTGTACTTACGACTGGCTTTGACTATCCGGAACTTGATACGGTCGTTATGGCACGTCCTACAATGTCACTTGCCATGTGGTATCAGATAGTCGGTCGTGCCATCCGCCCGCATCCTTCTAAAGAATGTGGATGGATTGTGGATTTATGCGGTAACATCAAACGTTTCGGAGAGGTGTCGGATTTACGATTGTTTGATAGCGGTAATGGTAAGTGGGCTGTATTTTCCAATAACAGACAATTAACCAATGTAAGATTTTAAATACACATTCTTATGCCAAGAATTAGAACTATAGTTCCGGAATTTTGGGAAGATGAAAGATTTTCGAATGTATCTCTTCCTGCTTGTCTGCTTTATATCGGCATGAAGAACTTTGCTGATGATAGTGGCGTCATTCTTGCGAATGAGGTTATCATTAAGTCGAAAGTTTTTCCTGCCCGCGAAGACATTCGTAAGCAGCAGGTTTCTGGGTGGCTGAAAGAGCTGATTGAGAACTCCGTCCTTGTACCTTTTACATACGAGAACAAAAGCTACTACGTGATGGACTTTTCCAGCGAACGCATCGACAAACCGCAAAAGTCAAAAATTCCGGAAGAAGTTATAGAAAAGGCTCTTCTTTCCGCCCAAACAGGAAATTCGGGAACATTCGAGAATATTCCCGAAGAATCGGGAACGGTAGAGAATGTTCCTGCTGGAAAGGATAGGAAAGGAAAGGAGAGTAAAGGAGAGGATGGGAGTATTACGCGCACGCGCGAGGAGCCCCCATCCCCCGAGAGTGAGAATTTTAAAAAGTTCAAGGCTTGGATTGATGCGAACGCTCCTAATGTGGGTAAATTGAAAGAGCCGTTTACAGAAACCCAGTTTGAACGGATAAAACAAGATTTCCCCATTGAGGTAATCGAGAATACTTTGCGCTCTATGCACAATTACCGTGAACTGTTGAAGAAATACGTCAGCGCAAATTTGACATTTCGAAAATGGGCAAAAAAGGATATGGAAGATGGAAAATACAGAAAGACAACTGGTGGCGGTACGGCAGCTGGGAGAAACTCGAATGTTAGCGACGATTACAAAAGAAACATTCTTGAGAGAATTCTCGGTTCCGGCAGTACAGGTGGCATGCAGGGCGATTAATTCTTATCCGGCTGTATTCAAGAGTAATACGCCTTCCCTATCGGAGGTAGAGCAGGCATACGGTTACGATTGCCTTCAGGCATATTTGGAAGGATGGATTGTAAATCTGCGTGAATTTGTGAATGTAGGCAAGAAGATGACAGATGCTCAAACTTTTGAAACTGCCATGATAATATTACAGGATTACAAGTGTCTTACAATAGCTGATATAAATCTTCTTTTCAAACGTGCTAAAAGTGGGTATTATGGAAACCTGTATGACCGCTTGGACGGACAAATCCTTCTTGGATGGTTCAGACGGTATTTTGCAGAACGCTGTAGTGCGGCAGAAGAAGCCTCAATATCAGAGGCTGCTAAATATAAGTCTGACCCTTATGAACGCACCAGTGGAAGAATTGATTCCAAAGAACATGCTTTTAAATTGTGGAAAATGAAATATTGGAAAAATGAAGTCAAATGAATACATTTGCGTATTCAGTAATAAAAATACCAAAAATGGAAAATGAATTTAAGAAAATAGGATGCTTCGTGCAATCGGCTTTTGATAAACTTAAAAAGTCCGGAGATACAGTTGATGGTATAAGTGGCATACCAAGCGGATTTAAGGATTTGGATAAAATAACATCAGGTTGGCAAAACGGTGATTTAATTGCTATTGGAGGACGCCCCGGAATAGGGAAAACATCATTTGTACTTTCAATGATTAAAAACATGGTGGTCGAAAATAAAATTCCTGTAATCTTATTTTCGCCCTGTATGAGTCCTCAAAATGTGATAAATAGCATTTTATCTAATATGTGTTCCATTCCAAACGACAGCTTTTTGAGCGGGATGTTAAAGCCTTACGAATGGAATCTTATTGAAAAAGGAATAGAAATTTTAAAAGAGTGTAACCTCCTTATTGATTCAACTCCTATTTTAAAAATAGATAATTTATGCGAGAAAGCAAAAGAAGGGGTAACGAAACACGGCGCGAAAATAATATTCATAGATTATCTTCAGTTGTTGTACCAAGAGGCTAAATATTCAGAGAATAGGTATTTGGAATTAAACTACTTTACCCGACGACTTAAAAGTTTAGCAAGAGAGCTTAATGTTCCTGTAATAATCACTTCACAGTTAAACAGGGATATAGAAAAGAGAGATGAGTATTATATGAAGCGCCCTCAATTAACTGATTTCCGTGATAGTGGGACTATATGCGATGATTGTGATATAGCCTTATTCATTTATAGACCCGAATTTTATCAAATATATTTTGACGATAGAGGGAATGATATGCGTGGAGTGGCAGAAATTATTTTGGGGAAACATAGAAACGGAGCATTAATTGATGTATTATTGGAATTTCATGGTGAATTTAAACGGTTTAATAATATAAATATATAAATTCCCATCATATATCATATTAAAAGCAGCCATCTTAATTTCTGAGATGGCTGCTTGTTTTATATACATCTCAATGAAAAAATGCTGATGTCACCATGAGTATGCCAAAGAAAGTAAAATCGGAAATTGTATATGTCAAATGCCGGAATTGCAAGAATGCCTCGGACTTCGGGGATAATTCTGCGTATTGTAAGGCTAAAGGGCATAGAGTGTGTGCTTGTGACAGATATGGGCAAATATGCAATAATTTTTTAAAGAAGTAATTATGAAAGATATTGAACTCTATAGAGATTCATTTCAAAATTTTCGTAGCTATCAATTACCTAAAGCACAATTGATTATAGCGGATGTGCCTTATAATTTGGGTACTAATGCTTATGCAAGCAATCCTTCATGGTATAAAAATGGGGATAATAAAAACGGAGAGAGCGATCTT